CCCCTGCATCTCGGCGCTCGGTGCCTTGCCCTCGAACAGGTAGACCTCGAACGAGTAGGCGAACTGCTCGTGCGCCTTGCGCTTCTGGTCGAGCGTCATGCCGTTCCACGTGGCGAGGCGCGCCTGCGGCGTGTCGCCGGCGATGCCTGCCCAGCGGAGCACTTCGTCCAGGTCGTTGACGATGCGCGCCGGGGCATCCGGCATCTGCGCGACCTGCTCGTAGAACGTGAGGAATGCGTGCGCCGACTCGTGCAGGAACGTCGAAAGGTCGGCGGTCTTGTTGAGGATCGTGGTCAGCCGGCGCGGGTCGAAGCCGCCGCGGGCGGGGCCTACTGCGGCCTGCTCGTATCGTCCTGCTTCTTCGAGGTACTGGGCAACGAGGCGCGTGGCTTCGCGGCGGTAAGCATCAACACGCCGTCGCCCAGGAGCGCCTTGAGCTCGCCGCCCTTCATCTGCCGCACGGGCGGCTTCGTCTGGGATCCGGGTTTCATCGAGTGACCTCCATCCAGTGTCGTGCGTGATTTCAACAACGCGGCCATCGCCAGCAAGGGCATCCGAGATTGTACGCGCAAGTACAGCGCCATCGACCCCGGGGTTGAGACTAATAATCATCGAGTCTTCAACCGTGGCGTGCCCCTGAATGCCAAGCGGGAACAACTTGGTTTCGTACAGGTTTCCAATGTCTTCGACGGTCGTTCCGGGTTGGAGGCGCAGCACGACAATGTCGGCGGCCTCGGATCCCTGGAACTCGCTGGCCGACAGCGTGAACACCGCCTGCTGCGACAGCGCTTGGCCGACTGCTTGGGCGACTTGGCGCACCAGCGGGCCAGGCGGCATCTTCAGTGCGAAACCAACGTTGGTGCTCCCCTCCCAGCCGCCGACCTGCATGACCATGTCTGCCGCAATTCCGAACTCCTGCGTGATGTTCGGGATGATGTCTTCGGCAACGCGGACGCTGATCTCTTGCCGGAGCTGCGGAGTCAAGGACTCCCAACGACTGACGAGTTCCGTGTTTGCCGGATCTGGCGCCACCTCAAACATGACGGACGCGGCCGTTGGCTGCGCGACGAATCGCTTTGCCTGGGCATCCGCCGCAGTGCGTGATACGCCCTCATATCCGGCTCCAGGCTGCATGTCGGTCGGAAGCGCCACCCATGACGGCATTGTGATCCCGCCGGCACGCTGCATGACGTCTGCACGCGCCTCGTCTATTCCGATCTCGCCGTCGACATACCGCTTCCATGTCGCGGCTACCGGGGCTTTCAGGCCGCCCTTCATCGCAGCTTCGAACATCCCGCGAATCGCCTCCCAGGTGATCGACTGCATCTCACGCGGCTCAATCCCACGAGCCTCGGCGGCGCGGCGATATGCCTCATAGAAGACCGCATATCCGCCACCGAGCCCGAACATCGCGTTTCCGACACCACCGCCCAGGCCGTGCGCCACGAGTTTGTCTGTGCCGGCAAGCGGCATCAGATAGGCGGCGGCGATTGCGTGCGTGTCAATCGTCGCGAACCGTGGGTCCGCTGGGTTGAACAGGTTGTTGTAGAAATTCCTGACTTTGTGCTCTGCGCCGATCAGGAAGTGCACGTTCTCGGCGCGGCCATCGACATACGCTGCAATCGCCTTGGCGACCTCGTTGTAACTGCCGTACCTGATGCTTGCCGGGATTCCTGCATCGGTCAACATCGGCGACCCAACGCCACCCTCCGGGCTGATCACCGGGTACGTTCGGTCGTTCTTCGTCTGGTCGAACCAGCGCACCATGATCGCCGCGAGGAAGAAGTCACGGTCTTCGAGAAGCTTTGACAGCGTGCGATCACCAATCGCATCGATGTTTCTCTGAGCCTCGACAACCTTCGCGGACGCAGCATCCAGCAGGGCGGCGATCTCATCTCGCTCCTTCTGCCATTCTTCGGCGGCCTTCTTGCCACGCTTGGGCTTGGCGGCATCGTGCTTGTCAAGCTGGCCCTGCTTCTTCGTGACGTCCTTGCGAAGCGAAGACAGATAGGCGTCCCGCATCTCCGCATCCATCGCTGCGGAACTCTGGGTCGCGACGATGTCGATGATCCTGATGCCAAGTCCGACGTTCTCGTACCAGTTCTTCTGCGGGGACAAGACCGCAAATACTGTCGCCGCCTGCATCGGAGACATGCCGTGTCTCTCGGACAGCCAATCAACGAGCCTCCTTCCGCCGACGTACCACATCCTGGCGCGGTCGCGGATTGCCGGATCCATCGCGTCGTGAAGCCACAGAAGATTGCTCTTCATGTGCTCGATGATCTGCTCAAGCTGCTGCTGCTCGGTTGCGCTTTCGTCGATTCGCACCGGAGCGTTCAACTCCTTGAACTTCGCAAGGTTCTTCGCAACGAACTTCTCGTCACGCAGGAACGCCGGGAAGTCTGCGAGCAACACATCGTTGAGCGCATCCTCGATTGGCTTCACCGCGGTCGGAACCCGCGTGGACATTGCGGCCTGCTCAAACAGCTTCGGGCTGGTGATGTCGAATCGGCGCGACAGCGGCACGACGTTGCCGGCATCGTCGCGGGTGACGGGGTCGGCGAGTTTGATCTTGTTCTCATTGAGGACAACAGTTGAAACAAATGTGCCCTCTACTGCATCTTTATCTTCGTCAAGCAGTTTGACGATGTCATACCCATCTACTGCGGCAGATTCCTGAATGTCTTTCCATCTTCGGCCACTCCATGTTCCTTCCCAGTCATACAGCCGTCCGCTCAATACGGCATCCTCTGGTGATACAGATTCACCAGTAGACCGATCAACGAAATCCCATTCTCCATCTTCCGCCCATTTGCGAATCCACGCTATTGCTTCGGGTGTTGGCTGAGTCAAATCAAGCGTTCGTCCACCAACATAGAAACGTCTTGCGCCACCTTCCTTGTTCGCATACTTGTCGGCAACGTCTTGATTTGTGGTCGTAAAGATTCCCGGTTCACGTCGTGCGCCACGTCGATATTCCGTGATTTGCGCTGCGTTCCGATCTCCTCTCCACACAATTTCTGTAAGTCCACTTGCTCTCGCCGCCTCGTCCACCATCCGCTGCGCGGTCGCCATGTCGCCGCGCTCGACCGCCGCAAGATAATCGGCGTCGAGCGTGGCGGCCTGCTCAAGCGGCGATGATGGAGCAACGGGGATTCCTGCCAGATTCAGGACCGCGGATTCCTTGATGGCCTCGTACAGGTTCTGGCCGCGCTTCGGCGTGATCTTGAACAGCGGGATGTTTCCTGCCGCAAGGTTTGGATCATCCTTTGATCTGAACCGCAGCGTCCCATACGGAAACACGTATGCCTCGCCGCCGACAAGTTCGCCGGCCCACGTCCACCGACCTTCTTCCATTGCAGCAATGGAATCAACCATCCCACTCCGAAGCCCTTCGCGCATGATGCTTTCGGAACGTTCGGCAGCCCCGGGACGAACGTCCTGATGAATCGCCAGCAGGTTCTTCACCGCATCGAAATCCTCGCGACTCCATGTCTTCGGGTCGCGTGTCAGGATGTCAATGTCTCGCTGCATTGCGGCGTTGCTTGTCGTTGCTGGGATGCCGAGTTGACTTGCGCGAGTCTGCAATTGCGAACGAGCAGACTGCTCAAGCGGCGCTGCCGGCGCAGCCATGCCCTCGCCCTCGACGCGGACGGGGAAACGCTCGTACACCTGCTTCGGGGTCAGCCCCATCGACGCCGCCTGCGTCACGTAGAAGTCGCGCATGAACTGCGCGCTCGAGCGCGCCGCACGCTCGTCCATCTGCCCGGTCGCCTGGATCTGCGACGCCAGCGTGTCCTCGATCTCACGCGCCTCCTGCACGAAGGTGCCGCTCGCTGACTCCTTCTCGGTCAGGATGCGCTCGGCGTCCTTCACGATCTCCTGCCGCCGCGCCTGGAACTCCTGCGCCTCGGTCAGGCTCATCGCGTCCGGGTCGAGCCGCATGTGCGGCAGCAGCGCGTTCCCGAGGTCCGTGTTCGCCAGCCGCGCCCCGAACCGCGCCGTCTGGATCGTCACGTCCCCGCCCGTGGCGACCGCCTCGTCCACCTGCGCCTTGATCCCGGGCAGCACCTCCTCGAGCTGCGCCGCCGTCAGGCCGCTCTGCGCGAACAGCTCTTGTGCCGTGCGCCCGTCCACGTAGATCGTCTCGGCGGGGCCGTCCTTTGCCTGCGCCTCGAGGAACCGCTCGTATGCCTCCGGGCTGCGCTTGGCGAGCCTGCTGTCCTTGCCGGCCGTGGCAAGCTTCTCAAAGAACACCTGCTGCCGCTCGGTGTTGGCCGCACGGCTCAGGTCTACGTACAGGTTCGCGCCCGGTCCGATGCCGCCCAGGATGGCCGACCCCATCGCGCCCTGCACGAAGGCGTCCACCACGCGCTCGGTGGCCTGCCGCAGGCCAGTCTCGCTGTCGATCCCGGACGCCGCCTTGGCGATCTCCTCGCCGGCGATGATGACCACCTCTTGGAGCGCCTCCTCGCTGGCCTCGGTCCCGACCTGGAGGATGTAGCCCTTCCCGGCCGCTGCGAGCGCAGCGCGGGTCGTGGGCTGCGCCACGGCCTTGGACACCGCCTCGGCCATGAAGCGCTTGGCAAGCGCCTGGAACGGCTTGGCGGCGATCTTCATGCCGACCACCTCGATCACGCCGTTCAGGAACCCGCCCGCCACGGACACCGGGATGGCAACGTCATCCTCGACGCCTTCCTCGCGCAGGTCGAGGTACAAGTTCCCGGCCTCCATCTGCCCGGTCGTGGCGACCACGCCTGCGGTCGCGCCGAGCGCGCCGCCGGCAATCGTGCCGAGGACGGGCATCGCGCTGCCGACCGCCGCGCCGCCGACCGTGAACGTGCCGATCCCTCGGATCTGTGCAAGGTTCTGTGCGATGACCTCGGTGGTCGCGCCCAGGAACCCGACGTCCACCAGCTCGCGCATCCGGTCGCGGATCTTGGTCGCACGCTCAAAGTCCTCGGGCTGCGCCAGACCAGCCATTGCCCTGCCGCCGATCTCGCCGCGCTCGGCAACGAGCTGGCCACGCTCGAATCCGCGCCGCATTCCCGGGGTCATCCCGGTCACGTAGAACTGCACGTAGTCCAGCATGAACGGCCGGATCGTCCCCAGCACGTCGATGTCATCGTGAGCCGTCTCCGCGAACTCCTTGTTGGCGAGGAAATTCGCCATGACCGGGTCGGTGCGGAGGAAGTCCTTTGAGCGCAGGTCGGATAGGTACGCCTGCTGCTCGGCCCGCTGCATGTCGGCACGGGCCACCTCGGCCGGGATGCCGACCTTCCTGCCGACCTTGATGGCGCGTGCGGCCTCGTCCGGGTTGACGGCGCGTGCGCCGAGCACGGCGGCGTCGAGCGACTCCGTGTCCTTCTCCGCGATCTGCGCAGCCACCGGGTCGACGTCAGGCATTGCCATCGTCGGCTGCGAGGTCGGGATGGCCGCACGTGACGCGATCTCGGACGCAATCGGGTCTAGATCGTCCTGGACCTGCGAGGGCGAGAATCGTGCCATGCGCTCGTTGATGTCCGGCTCGATCACTTCGGCTTGCCCTTCCGGGTCCAGTATTCAAGGATCTGCGCCTCTGTCGGGGACGCGATGCCGGCGCGGACGAGCTGTTGCTCAGCCATGCGGTACTGAGCGATGGGCACTTCCTGCCCGCCGATGTCGTAGTACGCCTTCCCGAGCTCCTCCTGCGTCATCATGGCGACGGGGACTCGGCGGTCGCTCCAGAACCTGACGGCCACGTATGCCTCGTCGGTGATGGCCTTGCGGATGATGTTGCGCTTTTCGTCCGGGCTGATCTTTCCGCCGCGCTCGCGCTGCGCGACCTCGATTATCTGCTTGACGTTGTTTCTGAAGATGAGGCTCGCCTGCTTGTCCTTCGTGCCTTCCTTCGGGCTGACGTACCTGTCCATGCCCATGTCTACGAGCAGGCGGTTGATGTCATCCGCATCGACCTGTGCCTCGATGATCTTCTCGGGCTGGTTCATCTCCGACAGCAGCCTGACGTAGGTGCCTGGCGTCATCTTCGTGCGGTTGCGCTCGAGCCACTCGCGGGTGAGCATGGCCGGGTTGCGCGCCAGCTCCTCCTGCACGCCGATCTCGTCAGACTCGCGCTGCTGCGCGTAGAACGACTGTCGGTCCTTCGGGCTCAGTGCGGCCATCTGGCTCTCAAGCGCCGGCGGCAGGTTGAACATGGAGTTGCCCGGCACCGCCATGTGGTTCTCGTAGGCGTCGATCAGGGCGCGGTATTCCTGCGTCCTGAGCGCCTCGTCCTGCGCGTACTGCGTCCTGAGCTGCGACTGCACCGCCTTGCGGACGTCATCGTCCTTGATTGACTCGGCGCGCTCGAGCGCATCGCGCAGCGTGGCCGGCGGTTCGGCGCCCTCGGTCGCTTCCTGCCCATAGGTCTTAGGGTCGCTCTTGGCGTACAGCGTGCCCGTTTCCTTGATGCTTGCCGTGAGTTCGCCGATGACGGCGCGCTGCTGGTTGGTCATCACGCTCTCGCGCAGCGCCTGCGCCGCCCTGGCGTCGAGCATCTCCTTGGTGTCCGGGTCGGACAGGAACTCGTCGGCTGCGGCGTACTCGCCGTTGACGAGCATGGAATCCACGATGCCCTTCGCCATCCGGTCGTGGACCTTCTGCTCGAGCTGTTTCATCTGCGCCGAGTCCGGCGCGTAGCCCATGAGCTCGCCGGCCTTGCGGGCCTCGTCGACGGCCGTGTCTGCGTAGGCGGCGTACCGGAGCATCCCGACCGGGCGCCCGGCGGCGTCTTTCTCGTTGCGGCTTGCCCAGGCGAAGATGGCGTTGTCGGCGTTCACCTCGCTGCGTGCGATGGCCTCGTTCGTGTTCCAGACGCGCACCTGGCCGTTGCGGTGCTGCTGCATCCGGCTCTGAAACATCCCCATGTTCCGGGCGAGGATCGGGGCGAACATGGCCCGCTGCGTGTCGTTCTTCAGGGTGTCCATCGCGGACGCGCCGGCCTGCGACAACTCGCCCATCGCAGCCTCGAAGTCGCGCTCGGACTGCTGCCCGACCGTGCCGAGGAAGCGGTCGGCCACGCGCTGCATGGCCGTCGTGCCCATCACGTCGGCCTGCTTGGTCGTGGCATCGTCGATACCGTCCTGGATCGCGGAACCCAGCCGGAAGGCGGCGTTGCCAGCCCCGGTCATCGCCTGCCCAAAGCGGGCGAGCTGCGGCCCGGCGAGGTTCTCGGCGGCCTGCACGCCCGGCGCCTGGAACTGGCCGATGTCGCCCGGCGCCTGCGGCGCGACCTGCGGGACGAACGTGGTCGGTACGGTGGGCATTGGTCAGATCCTCTGCGTTCCCACGCCGGAGAGCAATTCCTCGATGCGTCGGTTCCTGGCCCACGTGGACCCGATCTCGGTGGCGCTGCCGAGGAGGCTGGTGCCGAGGGCCATGCCGGGGTAGATCGTTCCTGCGGTCGCCTCGAGGTTCCGGGCCGAGATCCCGGCCATCGTGGCCTGCGCGCCGAGGTTCGTGGCGGCGAGGCGGGCGGCCTCCTGCTCGCGCACGGTGGCGGCGCTGATGCTCAGGCGGTCGATCTCGGCCATCAGGTCCATGCTGCCGATGATCTCGCGTGCAGAGCCTGCGCCGAGGACAGCCCCGCGTGCGGCCAGTGACGCCCGTGCGCCGGCCCGGGCCTGCCCGGCGCGCATTCCCATGATCCCGGCCCGCATGGCGCCCTCGCGGCCGACCTGCGCGGCGGTGAACTCAGCGCCCTGCCGGTTGATGCGGGCCATCTCGCCAGCAAACCGCTGGTTCTGCGCCTGCATCTTGAGGGCGTTCTTCTGGCTCTCGGCGGCGTAGTACGACCCGATGGCGCTCGACGCGGCCCCGAAGATCGAGACAATCGGCCCGGCGACGGTCATGCCCTCGGCGAAGGCCGGGGCGAAGCCCTGCATGAAGGTGCCGCCCGCCGGCGCGGCGCTGGTCAGCATGGTGCCGACCTCCCGCGTCTGGTACGGCATGTTGAGCATCCACTGCTGGGCCGGGGTCAGATTCATGTCATCCTCCGATGGCGACCTCGAGCGTCAGCCCGACGATGGTCAGGGGCAGCGGGTCAGACTGCCGCACGAAGATCCGCCCGGCCTGCTGCCAGGACGGCGTCAGCTTCACGCCGATCTCGTCCGTCTTCAGGGCCGGCGGGCTGCCGTATGGCTCGGTCGTGCGCTGCTTGGCCTCCACGAGGTTGTCAAGGCTTGGGCCGATGAAGATGCCGCTTGAGCGGTACACGCGCAGGAACGCCTCGTTGATGTTCTTGGCGCGGCCCTGCCCGAATGCCTCCATCTGGAGCGTCATCGGCAGCGTCTCGAGGTCGCTGTCGTAGGGCAGGCCGACATGCACCACGGTCGATGCGCGCTGGAGAGCGACCGTCCCGGCCGTCACGACCTTCTGCGGCATCACGGCACCGTCCGCGAGGATGCTCACGGTCTTGCCCTCGAGGTGCCCGAGGCCCGAGATGGAGTCGCGTGCGAACGACCACCGCGTGGTCGCCACGCCGCGCAGGGCGGGCGCGATCACCTTGTCCACCTTGGCGGTCGCCACCGTGGTGCTCGACGTGCCGAGGATCGTCAGGCGGTACTGCGTGCCGTCCGTGGCCGTGATGACGATGGCGTCGTTCACGTCCGTGGTCGCCGGGAACTGGAAGATCGCGGCGCTCGCCGTCACGGTCAGGACGTCGGCCGGACCCCAGGTCGAGCCGCCCGTCACCGTCACCGTGGTCGAGCCCGTGTTCGTGCCGTCGTAGCTCAGGCCGCTGTCCACGAAGAAGCAGTCCTCGATGTCGCCGACCAGCCGGCTCGCCATGCGCTCGACGTACCGCTTGGTCACGCCGCCAATGGTGCGCTTGACCACCACGTACAGGCGGTCCTCGACGCCCTCGGCGACCGCCGTGCAGGACTCGAACGACCCGTCCGTGTCATGGCGGTGCCATGCGCCGATCTGCTGCTCGGGGATGTAGGTGAGGCCCAGCAGCCTGCCCGTGCTCGAGATGAACCACAGGAGCGGCTGCGGAGCCTTGCTGTAGCACATGTCCGAGATGTCGAAGTTGTCGAACAGGTGCGTGGCGCGCAGGCTCAGGTCGCCCGTCACGAATCCGCTGGCCTGCCACGAGTAGCCGAGCTCGCGCACGTGGCCGTCGCGGGCCGAGCAGTAGACCACCGTGTTGTTGACGATGGACGGCTGGACGTTGTTGGCCCCGACGTATGCCTGCGGGCGCACGGAGATCGTGGTCGGGGTGATGACGTCGCTGTTGACCGGGGAGATTCGCCACTCTGCGGCGCTCGTCAGCGCGAGGAGCTGCGTGAGCGGCACCAAGTGGCGGATGGTGTTCGCCTCGCGGGCGGCCACGGTGAAGGAGATGCGGTCGGTGTCCTGCACCGGGATGTGGTAGGACATGTCGCTCTCGGTGCCCGTGCGGGTCATCCAGAGCGTCTGGGGCGCGAGCGTGGTCCCGGCGAAGACGCGGCGCTGCTCGAAGTAGCTGACCGCGCCGGGGAACTGGACCGCCGACAGGACCGCCGCACCGAACGTGGCGCTCGACCCGCCTGCCGCCGAGGTGACGGTGATGGTCGGGCTGGTGTAGTTGCGCCCGCCGTTCACGACCCGGATGGCGGTAATGACGCCGCCCTGGACGATGGGCTCGAGCACGGCCCCGGTCCCCGTGGTGTCGGTGACGCCGATGGTGACGCTGCCATAGACCAGCGGCGTGAGCGTCGGCAGGAGCCGTGCGCCGCTGCCGACCACAATTGGGGCGGGGAAGGCGCTGGTATCCGCACCGCCTACCGAGAAGGTCGGGTCGCTGTACAGGCTTCCGCCGGCCGTGACGGCCACCGCCGTGATGACGCCCGCCGACTCGGTCACGGTGAACGTGGCGCCGCTCCCGGTCGGGTCGGCCACGGTCACCGATTCGCCGCTGTCGTAGTCCGTGCCGCCGGCGATGACCGCCACCGTCTGAAACGAACCGCCGCTCACCACCGTCGATCCGTAGCCCGAGCCGCCGTTTGTGACCGGGACCGAAAGGATCGCGCCCGGGACGAACGTCGTGTCCGCGATGGGCGGCGTGATCCCGAGGTTCGGGGCGATGTTGTTGTCCGTGAACGACAGCGACTGCGTCTGCCCGATGTACCCGTACAGGCCGCTCTGGCGCTTGTAGACGTTGTAGAGCGCCGCGCCAGCAGACGCCGCCCACGTGACCGTGTTGCTCGATCCTGGCGCGTTCAGGTTGTTCGTGACGCTCACCGCCGCGCTCGGTGCGCTCTCGTCGATCCCGTTGTCAGCGAAGGCCGTCACCACGTAGTACGAGTCCGAGTCGATGGTCTTCGCGCCGAACTGCACGAATCCGCCGCCCGACCACGCCGTGAACGAGGTCGTGTTCACCGGGACGCCGCTGTCGTATGCGCGCAGCGACAGCGTGTTCACGGCGGGCGTCGAGTTCACGGTGTAGAACCCGCGCACCTGGGTCATCGTGCCGCCGTCCACGTAGACCGGGTCATCGACCGCGAGGCCGTGGTTGCCGATGGTCGTGATGACGCCCGGGTTCGCCTGCGTGAATGCCGTGATGTTGAGCGCCTGCCCACGGTTGGCAGTCACCGCGACCGATGTCGGGGTGCTGACGGTCGGCACGAACGAGATCGTGGACAGCACCCACGTGGTCGCACCCAGCCGGCGCAGCTCGCGGGGCGCGTAGTTGGGGTGGACGAGCGTCAGCACGTCCGCCGACTGCACGTAGTGGATGTCGAACAGGTCGGCCTCGGCGTAGGGATTCGGGATCTCGTAGATCCCCGCCGGGAGCGCGTACCAGTACGTGGCGTTCGGCGGTGCGTTGCCCGTGGTCGCCGCGATGCAGTAGTAGTTCACGCCGCCCGAGGAGACGAGCGCGCCGACCGCATAGGCCGTGGCCCCGTTGTAGGCGGCAGGCGTGCCGGGGCCGAGCGTGGCGCCCTGCGTGTGGAAGCGGAAGTAGCCCGCGCCGAGCTCGAGCACCATCGTCTGCGTGGTGCTGAACGTGAACGGCAGCAGCCTGGTCTTCTTGGACGAGTCCTTGACCTCGCGCACGAACTGCGTGCCGGGGCGGTTCTCGACGGCGCCCTGCGGCAAGGCGATGAAGTTCCGCATCGTGGCCGCGCCCGTCTGGAAGCGGACGTCATCGATGCGCCCGAACATCTCCGGGCTGATCTCGCCTCCTCCGAATGAGCGGTGGTAGACGCGGGTCTGTGCCATCGGTCAGCGTCCAGAGATCCAGGGCGTGATGTGCTCGGGCTTCACGTCGCGCTGGCTGGCGTCTGACGCCTTCGCCTGCTGGATGTATCCAAGCGCCATCTGCATGCACTTGCGGCCCTCTGCGGCGCCCTCGGCGCCCTTCACGACCGGGCCTGCGAGCATCGACGCGAGGTGCCACGCGAGCGCGTTGGAGAACAGCGGGTCGAACTTGGTCGGGTCGGTGACGAGCGCCTGGTAGCGCAGGAGCGCGTTCTCCTGGTTGGTGTAGATCACCTTGTTCCCGGCCGTGTCCGTCTCGATCTGGTACTCCTGCGGGACGTAGGTTCCGCCGGCGACGAACGGGGTGTTGATCCAGCCCCATCCGTAGCGGTCGGCCGGGTAGGCGCGCACCGCGTAATCGTTCTCTGCCTGCGGGGGCAGCACCGCCACGGCGGTCATCATGTCGCCCGGGCAGGCGTATGCGTACTTCCACATCGTGTATGGCATCGTCACCTGCGCGAGGCTGACGCGCCGCGAGGCGAAGTTCCATGCGTGCATCTGGAGCAGCGTGTCGCGTGCGATGGGGTAGAACCGCTGGCAGTGCTCTGCCTGCGCGGAGCCCTCCGGCGGGTCGATACTGGCGACTGTGGCATCGTCCCCCAGGTATGCGAGCGCGAGGTTGCAGATGTCTACGACGGATGGCATTCTCGCTCCCTTCGTGACAGGAGGGGGGCCGGCGTGGACGGCCCCCCTCCCTTGTTCGCGAACTCAGGCACGCATCAGTTCGGCGTGGCTTCGGCCTTGGGCTTCCGTCCGGGGCGCAGCTTGCGCTCCGGCTCGGCTGCGTCGAGGACGGGGCCGCCGTCCATGAACTCGATCACGTCGGGGAGAGCAGGGCCGGAGTAGCGGAACTCCTCGCCCGCCTTCCGAAGCCCGTTGTCCACGAAGCAGTCGACCAATGCCTTGACCATCGCCATGTGATGCTCCTATCAGGCGACCGTGAAGCCGCTGGCGTAGAACTTCTGGCCGTCCTGGATGTCCATGACGATCTGAGCCAGGATGCTTCCCGTGGTCGGTGCAGTGCCGTTGACGTCGTAGCGGGCGCCGAGGTAGCGCAGGCCGAGGCTTGCGATCTGCGGCGGGATGGCGACCACGTACTGCTTCCCGGCGGTCAGGCCGGCGAGCAGGACGTTCGTCTCCGCGAGGACGGTGTGGGACGAGAGGTTCGCGTTCGCCGACGAAACCACCTCGAGGTCGAGGCTGGTGAGCGTGTTGAACGTGGTCACGACGGTGAACACCATGTAGAGCTGGCGGCCCTCGCCGATGTCGCGAGCGGTGCCGAGGTCGATGGTGTCGGTGCTGTAGGCGTCGGCCGTGATGGCCTGGCCCGAGATGGCCGAGCCGGGGGTGTTGGACCCGGACACGGTGAGAAGGACGTCAGTAATCATTGTGAGTGTCTCCCTTCAGGAGTGTGCGGGTCAGCTGACCTGTGCTTCGGTGTTGAGGATGGAATCGACGCGACGGCAGGGGACGCCGAGGAACGACAGCCAGCTGTACGGCGTGCCGAACTGCGACAGGCCCTCGTTGACCTTCACGACCGCCTGGCTCTTGTCGAGCGCCATGATCGACAGGCCGCTGTGCACGGTCCGGTTCATGTAGAACGCGGCACGGCCCATCGCCATGTTCGGGATGCGGTACAGGCCACGCGCCATGAGGCGGATGAGGTTGCTGGCCGAGGTGGTCGCCTGGCCGTTCGACTGCGCGAGCAGGTCGGTCGTGTTGATGTTGCAGATGCGCACGACGTAGCGCCAGTCCTTCACGACCAGGCCGTTCTTCCACTGGTAGCGCGTGGAGTACGCCTGGAGCCGCGTGCCGTCCGAGTTGTAGACGGTCTGCTCGCCGAGGTCCTCGTGCATGAGGCCGGCCGTCGAGCCCTTGGGGAAGGGGCAGTAGACGGTGTTGTCGCCCCAGACCACCAGGTACACCGAGGTGTTCGCGGTGGCCGAGTACGAGCCGCCGCCGGCGAGGCCGTTGAGGATGTTGACGCTGTTGTTGGAACCCGTCAGCGCCGAGTAGCGCGGGGCCAGCCCGAGGAACTGCTTCGGGTCGGTCGCCGGGTTGCCGTAGAACATCGTGCTCGCCATCGTCTGGTTCATCGCCTCGAGGAAGGCGGTGTCCTCAGACAGCCGGAACTGCGCGGTGTTGCCGTTCAGCATGGCGAGGTCCTTGTCGACCTCGCTGCGGGCCTCAAGGATGCCGCAGGCCTCGTCGACCTGGGCGGTCGTCGACTTGCTGTTCGGGATGCCCTGGTTGAGGGCGCGCCAGTAGACCTGGGGCAGGCCGGTGCGGATCACGACGCGCTCGCCAGTCGGGAGGTTGCCCTCCTTGAAGACGCAGTCCTCGAGGATCTCGTTCGACTGCGACAGGAGTTCGGCGATGATGGGCACGTTGCCCTCGGGATCGGTGCGCTTGGCCCAGTCCGCGAGGGTCAGGTTGGAAGTGGAGAGAGTTGCCATTGCTGTGGTTCCCTTGTTGGGTTAGGTGTTTGAGTAAAGAGCCTCGGCGAGGTCGGCGAAGCTGCGCGGTCCGGCCTTGGCCTGCGTGGCCGCGCCCGTGACCATGCGGTCCTCGCTGATCGCCTTGCCGGCACGGAACATGAACCGGATGAGCTCCGGGTGGTTTCCGAGTCCGGTTTCGTTCAGCAGCGTGCGGAGTTCGGTGGTGCCGAACGCATCGAGCGCCTTCTTTGCAACGCCCAGGTTCTCCGACAGCTTCTCGCCGCCGAACTCTCGGTCGGACTTGGAGCTGTCGGCCCAGCCGTTGCGGATGGCCTCGATCTGCGCCGTCTGACGTTCGACCATCTTGGGGCCGACCGCGTCAAGGAGGCGCTGCGCGGCGTCCTGCGACAGGTTCAGTTCCTTCGCCACCTGCGAGTACGCGGTGATCACCTCGGCGTCGAACGCTCGACCCTCGGGCACCTTGAACTCGTAGGCTTCCGGCGCCTTGGGTGCCTCGGCCTGGGGGGCCTCGGTCGCCTGTGCGTCGGCCGGCGCGGGTTCCTTTCCGGCAGGGGCCGCGTCGGCGGCTTGCCGGTCCTGGGTCGCGGGAGCCTTCTGCGTGTTCCCGTAGAGCTTGTCGGCCGTCGCCGCCACGCTTTCCGGGGCCGTCGATGGGGAAGCGGCTTCAGTTGGGGTTGCGGCCGTTTCCGTCATCGTTGCTTGCGTCATCCTGGTGTTCCTTCATCATCACGTGGTACTGCTCGGGGCACGCGGCGTGGATGAGGCCGAGGAGCCTCAGTCCCGCGTTCCGGTTCCCTTCCGCGAAGGCCATCTGCATCGCATTGGCCGCGAAGGTGGTTCGGAACACGCCTGCGCTGTCGAGGAAGCGCCAGGCCATGCGCCTGCCGCGCTTCTGCGACATGAGCCACTTCATGTCGGCCTCCTCGTTCTGCCTGTCCAGGCGCTCCCTGAGCTCCTTGTCGGCTCGGTCGCGCTCCTGCCCGCGCAGGTCGAGGGGGTCGTAATTCGTGCTCATCGGCGAATGTAGTCCCGCGTTGGTTGCTTACGGGTACTGACCATAGACCTCGTTCACGGTGATGATCAAGGACGGCGTGGCCGGGCGGGTCGGCGTGGTCTGCGTCCCGGTGTAGGCCATCGACACCCCGGTCCCGTTGACCGACCAGTAGATCTGCGCGTACTGGCCCTGGTCGAGGTCCACGAAGAAGTTCCACGCCGCGACGAGGAACGAATTGCCGCCGGCATGCTTCTTCGGGATGGTGACAAGCGTGTTGGAGTTGGCGAGCGCGGCGCCCTGCTTGGCGAGCCAGATGCTGATCTCGCGCTCGTCGTTGCCGGAGTTCGTGAACTGGGCGCTGAACGCGATGTTGTAGGTCGCCGTGCGGCCGGCGGTGATCTTCGTGTTGTCGACCATCACGACGCCGCGTGAGATGTCCACGCTGTCGCACTCCATCAGCGTCTCGGTGTTGGCGGATGCCGGCTGGTTCGAGACGTCGTAGAACGACCCGATGTACGGCGCCCTCGAGAAGTACGTCTCGCTGCCGTCAGGGTCCTTCACCCCGACGATGTCTCCCGATGCGTTGTCGTAGATCCACGGGAACCCCTGCTTCAGGAAGCCCATGTTCAGACCTCCAGTGCGCTCGGGGAGCCATACCCCGAGAACATGTTCGTGATGTCGGTGAGGGCGTTGTCGCCGCCTGTCGGCGACTGCGCCATGTTCTTGACCGTCTGCGACTGCTGCTGCATGACGGCCGCCTGCTCCTTCGCGGCCATCGCCTGCGCCCGCGCCTGGCGGATGAGCGCGACGTCCTTGTCCGCGATGATGAGGGCCGGGTCGATGCCGAGCATGTCGGCATACACGTCGGCCCACTCGTCCTGGTCGAACTTGTCGAGGATGTCGGGCTTCATCTGCGCGATGGCGCCGAGGTTCCCGACGAAGCGGTCGACGGCGTTCGTTCCGATGGCGCGCTGCGCCTGCGCCAGCATGGACACGAACTCGATGTTCAGGTCCATTCCCTGCAATTCCTGCGGCGCAGGCGGGACGATCCCGGCCTGCACCATGCGGGTAAAGGTCGTGTCGACGAGCGGGGCGAGCAGCTCGTTGTGCAGGCGCTCGAGCACGGGGCCGAGCATGATGAGCTTCTCTTCGTGGCGCTCCGCGACCTCGGTTGCGGTCATCCGCGTGTTCGGGCCGGCGTTGGCGAGCATCAGGAACAGGTCCGCGTAGAACGCGCCCCGCACGCGCTCGCGGCAGTCCATGATGTCGTTCAGGAGGTACTGGAGGTTGAGGTTCACCTCGAACGCGGTCTTGATCCCGTTGTTGGCCGCGCCGTCGTAGTAGGAGATCCCGCCCGGGAGCATCTCGATGTCGCGGTTCTTCATCGACGCAGGCACCTGGAGGGGCGGCTTCGTCTGGTAGTCGATGGCCTGCGCCTTGCGGAGCTGCTCGTGCTGGAGCTGCTTGACGTCGCCGAGCGCCTCCATGCCGGGGCTGTGGCCGTAGATGTCGCCGCCGACCACGGCCCAGCGGGGGACAACGGCCGGGAACTGCATGAACCCGCTCTCGCGCAGGAACTTGCCGTCCTCGCCGCCGACCTCGAAGTACCACGACCCGTAGGGCATGTTGCGCGAGTCGCGCTTGCCCATGTCGCGGTCTGCACGCGGCTCGATGGCGTGGATCACGGGCACCCACTGGTCGAGGCTGCCGTTCGAATACATGTTCCGCACGGTGACGGAGCAGTTCTCGAGGCCGAACTCCTTGACGATCTGCGACACCGTCATGTCGAACTCGCGGTAGAGCGTGCAGACTCGGCCCTTCGCGTCGGTCGAGATGCAGTACTCGCCGCAGGTGAGCGGGTAGTGGTGGATGACCTGCTCGTAGTCCGGGAGCACGATGGACGCGGCGGTGCCGAAGGTGCCGAGCTCCTCGTACATCATGTGCAGCGAGCGGTAGGTGTTCGATTTCTGGAACACGCGCTGCATGCGCTTGGTGACGTCATCGAGCCACAGCTTGACCGGGTCGAAGGAATTGAGCTCGGGGTCCGGGGTGGCGAGCCGGAACCACTGGCGGGCGGGGCTGGTGGCGCCAGACATCATGCCTGCGCCGAGCGTGCGGAGCGCCCGCGTCCCGGTGTTGTCGTAGATGTTGTTGTGCCGGCGCCAGCCCTTGTCGCGGTCCTGGCGGAAGTAGCGGCCGTTGCGCGGCAGGATGTAGGAGGTCAGTTCCTGCCAGTGGGCGTACCAGGACGCACGCTCGCTCTTGAGCTGGCCCCAGCGGGTGAACAGCTTGTCCCGCGTGGGCGCGTCCTCGTAGCTCTGGCCGTCGCCGACGTACTGGCTCACTCAGCCTCCGAGGAGCGTCTGGCGCCCCAGCTGGAGGTCTTGCGGGTTGACGCCCATCGGCCCGGTGAGCATGGTCGTGGACGGGCCGCCCTCGGCGCCCGCCTGCTGCATGATGCCTGCGACGTCGGGCTGTGCGCGGGTGGCCGCTGCCATGGCCTGCTGCGACTGACGCTGCTGGCTGCGTGCCTGCGCTGCGGTGGCTTCCTGCGCGGTGCGCTGCTCCTTCATTGCCTGCGCCTGCGCCTTCTTGCCGCTCTCGCCCGCCGCGATGCCATAGCCCGTGCCTGCTGCGGCCGCTGCTGCGCCGGCGGCCGCGAGCCCGGTCGCGAGCGCCGATCCGCCTGCTGCCGCGCCTCCGATGCCTGCCGCAGCGCCGAGGCCGGCGCCGATGGCGCCGAGCGCGCTGCCGATGGCCGAGATGATGAACCGCCGCTCGTGGCGGGCGGTCAGGTCGCGGTGGCGTCGGAGCGAGTGTCCTTCCATCACAGTCCTTTCGTGAACGTCCGTTCGGTGACCCTGTACCCCAGCCTCGTCAGGATGCGCTCCGCCGCGCTTTCCCCTTCGAGGACGATGTCCGACATGCAGATGGCTTTCGCGCCTTCTTCCTTGGCCCAACGCTCGAATTCTGCCAGCATCCGCACGCCTTCAACTCGTCCTCGGACATCTTCGTCCATCCACCACGACGTCTCGAGGGCGACGCGGGCGCCGGGGCTGAACCAGACGGGCTGGAGAATCGCTGCCAGGAAGCCGCGAGGAACGCCGTCAACTTCCGCCACCCACACACGACCATGCTCGAAGACAGCGCCGATGGCGGCTCGCATGTCCTCGTGGCTTGGCGAAAGTGCTGCTGCATAGCGGGTGCCTGCGAAGAACCGTTGTCCCATCGCGGCGATCACGTCGAGATCGTCCGCAGTCGCGAGCCTTACGGGCATGACTGTATTCCTCCCATCATCGGTTACGGGTACTGATCTCTGCGTACGGGTCGTAGTCCTTGGGTTTCGGGTCGAGCCGCTCGCGCACCTCGCGAGGCAGCATCTTGGCGACCGGGTAGGCGAAGGTGAGCGCGAGCGCGTCCGCGATGTCCGGGCTGCCGCCGCCCTGAAGCCGCTTCTTGATCTCGTCCTTCGACTCGAGGACGCGCTTGCCGACCGCGTCGTACCAGTACATCGGGGTCGACAGTTCCTGCTTGAGGGTCGTGTCCTGCGGGATGCTGCCGCCGTTCTCGAGCCATTCCTTGACGGCCCACCACATCTCGGTGCGCTTGTTGACGAACAGGTTCGGGAACGTGGCCTTGCCGCCGAATGGCACCTCGGTGACCTCGTAGCCGAGCTGGCGCAGGCGGTCGATGACGCCCGAGCCGGCGCCTGCGTCAATGAACACGGCGTCCGGGTCGCGGTCCTCGATGATGCTGGCGACGATGGCCGCGAGGTTCATGTTGTCGATCCCCTGCCGGATGACCGGGTCTTCCATCCGCAGGCCCTGACGCAGGACGATCACGCTGCGGTCATCCCCGAACCGGGCCGGATCGACGCCGATCACCAGCGGGAACTCGAGGACGTCCCCATCCGGGTAGCGGCGGCTGGCGGCGGCGTCTGCCTCGGACAGGCTGATGAGCTGGTCATCGCCGGCGGCGCTGAAGTCGCAGAGGTACTCGCGTGCGAATGCCTGCTCGGGCATGTCGCGCTGGAGGCGCTCAACCTCCTCGGCGTCGAGGGCGTCCGTGTCGTGGACCGTGTACCTCGCCGCATACCAGTCGGGCAGGGAGCCTGCCCGGTAGAACAGCTCGCTGAACAGGTTGATCCCGGCGGGGGTGCCGATGAACATGGCCCATCCCTTGCGGTCGGAGAGGGCGGGCTGGAGGATGTCGTTCCAGACCTCGGGCTTGATCTGCGCGACCTCGTCGATGACGCAGCCGTCAAGGCGCACGCCGCGGAGAGCGTCAGGGTTGTCGCCGCCGAACAGGCGGATCGTGGCCTTGTTGTGCTTAAAGGTGACGGCCAGGTCGGCCTCGTTGATCTCGACGGCGGCCGAGCGGATGAACGGGTCGAGCTTCTGCTTCAAACGCGCCCAGGCGATGGCCTTGGCCTGCTTCAGGAACGGTGCGACGTATACGAAGAACCCCAGTTCATCGGTGAACTTCACCGCCCGGTGCATGAGTTCCATGAGCGCGAGCTCGGTCTTGCCGGCGCGGCGGTGCAGGGCGAGCACGGTGAAGCGCCGGCGCTCGAGGTGGCACTTGCGCTGCCACGCCCTGGGCTCGTAGCCGAGCCGGATCGTCTCAGGCATCCGGGACGCCGGTGATGACGTTCAGGACGATGTTCCCGCCATGGTCAAGGTGCTGGCGGTCGCCGTACTTCTTCGGGTTCCACTTGGCGAGGAGCTTCAGGCGGGTATCGACCTGGAGCCGACGCCACGCCACCTCGACTTGGTCAAGCGGCTGGATGTCCGACAGCGCCATGCACTGGTCGGCGATGATGTCATGCCCATCTTCGCGTGCGCGTGCGATGCGTAGGGCGAAATCCGGGTCCTTGTCCATCCAGTCGTAAACCGCCGTGAAGTGCGGGTTTCCGTCAATCCTGCACCATTCGCGCAGGGGCCGGCCTTCGGAGATCCACTTGACGAGGGAGTCAGCCTTGTCCTGCGGGACGGGGATCGTTGTTCCCAGCGGTCGCCCGACCTTCCGCCGCACGACGAGGTCGCCGCCAGGAGGAGGGGACTGCGCTGCGGCGCTGGTAGCGGGCGATCTTCGCGACCGTCTGCCAACGGAGGGAGAGGTGCTTGGCGATGCGACGATAGCCCCATCCACGGTCTTCGTGGAGCTCGCGGATGACGGCGACTGTTTCGTCCGTGATCGTGGCATTGTGGTGGGTCTGGCCGACGCGGCGGCCGTTCTCGTCGTAGGCGACGAGGGTGGTCACTTCTTCCGCCGGCCCTTGGCGCGGACGTCGGCGCGGTTGAACTTCTTGGCGACCTTCATGGGGATGCCTACCTTCTTGGCGAAGGCGCGGGAATGGGCGGCGGCTGCCATGAGGCGGCGCTGGGCGGGTGACTTGCTGGGCATGGTCAGGAATCCTTCAGGACGAGCCGGAGGTCGAATCCGGCCTCGTGGGCGATCTTGAGCACGGAATCGAACGTGGGGCGCCTGCGCCCGATTACGGGGGCATTGGAGAGGAGGCACTGGACGGTATGTGCGCGGAGTGCGCCGTGGGCCTCGAGGCGGCGTGCGAGTGCGGAGCGCGTGGTTCCCTTGTCGGTCACGGCCTGCGTGATCGCCGCCTTGAAGTCCTCATACGAACGGATATGCATTGCCCGCAGTATATCACTGCGAGGTGATGACTTCACCGAAATCCTCGGCGGTTGCCGGCCAGATGATCCTAGGGGTGCCGGGGCCAAGGTAATTCTGCTCGATGCGGTCGGTGACGAAGCAGCGCGCCTCGGCCATGGTCATGTTCTCGTTGTCGCGCAGGCGGGCTGCGATCATCTCGGCGCTGTATACGGCGACGGGTATGCAGTTCTCCTCGTCGGGGCGTGGGTACATGATCCCGAGCAGGCAGTCATCGAACTGCGCCAGGAGGATGGGGTTGTGCTTCGGTCTGCGCCTTCCCGCCATGCGGGCGATGCTACAAAGCGTTCGTTTCGTTTCGCATTTCGCAATGAAACGATGGTTTTTCAGGACGCCGCTCGCTGCGCTCCGCTGCGCTTCGCCTGCGGCTCCGCTTCGCTCCACTCGCGGCGCCTGGGGTGAGCCGGCGACAGGGGAGGGATTATTCCGATCCGTCCTTCGCTTCGCTCAGGACTCTGCGGGGCGCTTCGCGCCCCCCGAATCACGGATTTCAGTTCACATGGTGAGCGCAGAGGGCGTGACCCCGCAAAGGGGGCCACCACGATCAGCCCACGCGGAGCCGCGCTGTCAGTCGTAGCGACGATTTTCACCATTTCGCTGGAGGACTGCCAGCCGCTGCCATCGTCGGGGAGCGCACCCTTTCGGGCGGCGCAGGATAGGGTCATGCCCTGCGTCTACATCCATGCTCCCCTACCGCGCCGAGAGCTGCGTGCGGCATTGTTGCCCCTGAAGGCACCTGCGGTACAATGCGACCGGATCGATTTAGGTGGCTGCATGATACCGATCTCTCGGGGCATGCAAGCGAAATTTGCAGACGGCCGCAAGCACGCTTGCGGTCGTTCTGTTTCCGGGGTATGTTTCCCGCGTCAGGCGTGTCCTCTCTGACGAGGCGAAGCGGCCTGTGGCTGCCGAGCACGGCGCGACCTGACTGAACCCCCGGAAGCGCGGCCTGGTTGACGCAAGTCCCGGGCCGCGTTTCGTTTCGGGCGTGTGACAAACTGATGACACTTGTCAACAAGTGTGGTGACTTTGTCACATGACTAGTTTGCTGGTCAGGTGGGCAGCGCCAGGTCTTAGCCTGGCCTGCCCGATGGCGGAATGCGTTTGCTACACCAATGGGTGCGCGATCACCGGGCCGTCCCTCGCGGGCTTTCTGCCGGTGCCCATGTGAGTGGTTGGGGCCGAAGCCACCGCAGACTCACCCCTCCGCACCGAGAGTATACCTACGCAAATGCCCCGCCACGCAAATCTTCCGTTTCATCTCTACGTGCAAGTACACAACTCGGCGCTCGGGCCGCAGATGCCCGAGGGCACGACACGCGGCATCTGGCACGCGGCGTACTGCCGGCCCGGGCAGGAACTCCTCGCGCACGTGCTGCTCGAGACGGGCGCGCACTGGTGCGGCATCCCGCTGCATCTCATGTCGATGACCACCGCGTTCCACCCGCAGGCCGTCGCCGGCGGCGGGTCGCGTGAGCTCACGCCCTGGGGCGGCATGGGCGAGCACCTCGAGGCCGTGCACCTCCACTACCTCGAGGGACTGCCGTGCATGGGCGTTTCCCAGAAGACCGCACTTGGCGAGAGGCCCGGATTCACGGGCCGGCATACGGGAATCGTCTTCGACTGGGCGGATGGCTTCAGCCGCTACCCGCAGGAGCACAAGCCCCTGAACCTCATCGAGACGAGTTCGGGCTGGTTCATGCTGCTGCCGAACAACTACGTGCAGTACATCGACTCGCACTTCACCTCGTACGTCAAGGGCGAGCGCGACTTCCGGCACTATCGTCGCGGCGACGAGGTCTACTGGCGTGACTGACGATCCGGCGTACAAGTCCGGATAAGGCGTACATATTTCCGCAAACGGAAGCCATCCCGTAAGCGGAAATCGATGCCCGTCATTGATTTGCGGATACGGCTTGGGTCAGGCTTCGCGCCTGTAGCCCATACGCCACAGCAGGCGAGACAGGTCGTTCGCCAAGTCGGTGACGGCTTTTTCGTCCAATTCCGGTCGGCAGCAATGTATGGCTTCATGGAGGGTCGTGTCCAAACGATCCTCCTCGGACTGCCATGTGGCGATCCGCAGCACGCGGCCTGCGGCATGGCCAGGGTCGACCATGTTGCCATAGTCGGCCAGGTTCGGGCTGAACCTGAGCGTCCAGTACTTGCCTCCGAGCCGGACCCTCATGGCCGGCTCACTTGAATCCGCGCTTCATCGCACGGTACGCCGATGGGCTCACCGTGGACTTCGACTTCGGGCGGCTGGTGCCGGCCCTGCGCCGTGCGTTGATGTTCGCGTACAGGCCGCGCTTCGCTGCTTTCTTCGCCATGTTCATCCTTTCGAGGTCTTGCCGCTGCACTTCCACTTTGCGCGTGACAGGCGCAGCGGGCTGTTGGGGTTCTTCGCCGCCGCCGAGCTGCGCTGCATCTGCCCCCAACTGCGGGCGCAGTAAGCATCGCCCTTTGCGGTGCCTGGCTTGATGCGGTCGCCGCCGCTCTTGGCCTTGCCGGCCTGGCCGTAGCTCACCTTGTTGGTGCGCCCGGTCTTCGGGTTCTTCACGACCTTCACGAATCTCTTGCCCTTCGCTGGCGTCGGCATGGATGCTCCTGGATCTGTCTTTCTCAGACGGTCAGTTACTGCGCTTCACGGACCTCGAAGCGCAGGGTACGGGTCGAGACCCCGTTCCTGCGGGCGCATTCCATCCAGAACCTGAGCCATAGCGCCCCCTTCGGCTTGGGCGGCATGCCCTTCTCGACGGCCCATCCGCCCTGCTCGCTGAACTCGTCCTTGTAGCCTGGGCTGCGGACATGCAGGACGCGGTCGAGGTACGGCCTGCCGTGGAGCGAAAGCCTCGCCCGCTGGATCGGCATGATCCATTCGTCGTGGGTGTGGCCCGTCCAGATCAGGTCGGCGTCCGGCAGGTAGACCGCCATGCGCGAGGTCTGGATGGTGCCCCTGGTGACCGGGCCGCCGCCGCCGTAACCGTGGTGCATGTACATCACGACGCTGCTGGCAACGAGCTGGCGGTATCCCTTCTTTCGGACGAGGAACCGGACCCAGTTTGCATAACTTCCTGCATATGCACGGCAGTCCTTGTTCCTCGCCTTAAGTGCCTCAACCAGGCGCTCGTTCATGTCCGTTTCGTGGCGCTTTCGGATCGCGGTTTCGTGGTTGCCGGGTGCGAACATGAGCGCCATGTCTGCCCACGGCGCGAGATAGTCGGCGGTTGTGTTGATGACGGCGTCGAGGTAGCGCCCCTCGCGGTGCTCGGGACGGCAAGCCGAGGTGTCAGACCTCAAATCGTATTTTCCTTGCATACAGCATAGGAAATCCCCGTTCGAGATCCACTTCGCCCCGCGCTCCCGGCACTGGCGCATGTGCCGCTCGAACATCTGCCGATCCGCGTGGGCGTTGTCGATGTGCGCGTCGGAGATCAGGAGATATTCCTGGCTCCAGTCCTGCGACGGGCTCGATCCATCCCCATCATGCGACATCTCGACGGTGAACGATCCGGGCTGGTGCTGCGTCATCGACACCATGCGCCGACACCTTACGCACTTTCCCCGCGATTTCACGCCGTAAGAAATTCTTGCCGGAATTTCTAACGCAACCCCCTTGCGCCGCCGATATAGCCCGATGTATACACCCCGCACCCGAGCGCGTTGCTCGGTGCACAACACCGGAGAACTGCCATGAAGGTCAGAGATACGGTCACCAACCACATCACGCTTCGTCAAGAAACTCGCAGCAAGTACGACAACGTGCTTCTCGCGGCAGCGATGGAACTGGGGGACTCGGTCAGCGCCGAGGTCATCGCCGCCAGCCGCGCCGTCGCCCAGAGCAACCTTGACGCCGAGCACGAATTCGACGCCTCCATCCTGTGGCTCCAGCAGGCCGAGAAGGACTTCCTCGCCGTCCACGCCAAGACGGAGGTCGAGCTGTGAGGCAGGACACCGAAACCCTCGTGGACCGCATCCTCGACATGGTCGAGATTTGCCGCACCGAGCCGATGACGCGCAAGCAACTCGCCCACCGCTGGGACGTCACGCCCCGCACGGTGAACCACATCATCGAACGGGCGCACGACCTGTTCGGGGTGATGATCGCGCACAAGGACGGGGTCGGCTACACCGTCCTCGACATGGGCATCATTGACCCGCGCAAGTTGCGGATGCGGAGGTTCCGATGAACCTGTTCGACACCGCCGAGGCCGAGCGGCGCAAGGTCATCGGCAAGGCTTTGGCCGCCGACCGCCGGCACGAACTCCTCGCCGCCGCACGCGGCTTCGCGGCGTTCATCGCACGCAACGGAAACACCGTCACCGCCGACGAGGTCGCGGCGCTCATGGCAGAGAACGGCCTGGACTACGCTGACCTCGGGAACGCCGCCGGCAGCGTGTTCGACGGCAAATTCGCATGGACGGGCGAGGTGGTCGCAAGCCGTCGCCCATCCACACACGGTCGCCTGATTCGGGTATGGAGGCTCGCATGATCCTGCACGTAGACCACGTCGTTCCGCTCACGTCCGACTACGCCCGCACCAACCAACGCCTGGCCGAGTACCTCGGCAGCAATGACGTGTCGGTGCTCGTGGACGCCAAGTGGGTCGAGGACGAGAACGAACGCTTCCACCAGCACGGCAGCGTGCGGACGCGCTACTGGCGCCTGAAGTCCTGGGATCTACTCGAGATCCGGCTTGACGGCACGGCGATCAACACGCCGCACGACGTGCCGAACGATTTCCCGATGCCTGAGGTCATCGCCATCGCCGAGGGCGGCGCGTTGCGCGACGAGCTTGAGCGCCAGGGCGCGAAGGCGAAGGCATGAGATACCTCTCCGTATGCTCGGGCATCGAGGCCGCAAGCGTTGCGTGGCACCATCTCGGCTGGGAGCCTGTCGGCTTCAGCGAGATCGAGCCGTTCCCGGCAGCGGTGCTGGCGCACCGATTCCCGAGCGTCCCAAACTTCGGAGACATGACCAAGTATGAGCAATGGCCCCTTCAACCCGGATCAATTGATGTTCTCGTGGGCGGAACTCCCTGCCAGTCCTTCAGCGTCGCAGGACTGCGAAAGGGACTCGAAGACCCTCGCGGGAACCTCATGCTCACCTACCTTGCGATTGCTGCTCGGCTCCAGCCTCGATGGGTTGTCTGGGAGAATGTTCCCGGTGTCCTGTCATCGAACGGAGGACGGGATTTCGCTACCTTCCTCTCAGCGCTGGGCCAACTCGGGTATGGGTGGGCCTACCGAGTGCTGGACGCTCAATACGTGCGAGTGGGGCGATGGCCCCGAGCCGTCCCGCAGCGCCGCCGCCGGGTGTTCGTTGTCGGTCGCCTCCTTGAGCGAGGTGCTGGAGACTGGACCGCTGCCGCCGAGGTTCTCGCTCTCCGCGAAGGCTTGCAGCGGCATTTTGAGGCGAGCGGAAAGACGCGGAAAGGCGCTGCCTCCGATGCTGAAGTCGGCGCTCGAGGCGGTTGCTGGTGGGACGGTGGGCAAGTAAGCGAAACGCTGCATCAAAGCAAGTGCGGTGGCGCAGGCGTGTCGCTCATGCCTGACAAGGGCAACTTCGAGGCGGTGTTGCAGCCGACCGCTTACCGCTGGCAGAACGACGCGCTGGGGTTGCAGCAGGACGATGCCGTGGCAGCTCTTCGCGCATCGGCCGGAAGCTCCGGGTTCCATGAGATGAACCACCCGGTGATCGCGCAGCCTGCGGTGGCGTTCCCGATCAACACCATGACGATGGGTGGTAGCCCTGACCCAAGCAACGACTCACGGATGACGATGGGTGTGGGCGCGGACGGAGATCCGCAGTTCACTTTGTCGAAGGCCCACAACCACGCGGTGGCCCACGCCTTCTACAGCACGGGCGGAACCCACGGAGTCAACCAACATCCCGAGGTGTCCCCCGCCGTGAAGGTGGGAAGTGGGCTCGGTATTCCTTCGCCGCCAGCGGTGGCTCAAGCCATGACCGTCCGCCGGCTCACGCCCGTTGAGTGCGAGCGGCTCCAAGGCTTCCCGGACAACTGGACGGCGATCCCGTGGCGGAAGAAGCCTGCCGAGGAATGCCCGGACGGCCCCCGATACAAGGCACTCGGCAACAGCATGGCCTGCAACTGCATGGCCTGGATCGGGGAGCGGATTGCAAAGTGGGAGGCCGAGCATGCGTGACATCCCCGATGCTGGCAACGTCGCCGTCACCCTGCGCCACGGCCAGTCCGTGGTCGTGATCGACGAGCAGGGCCGCGCCGTCGCGGCCATTGCGCCCACCCCGTCCAACGTGGGGAAGGTGACGCTCGTCGTGCGCGCCCCGAAGACCGTGCGAATCCTGAGGGAGCGCGACGATGACTGAACCGACCTGGTACGAGCACGCGCTCAACGAGCGCGGCCTCACGATCATGCTGCTGCGTGCGCGCATCGGGCAGATCCGCGCCGCCGCCGCCCCGCTGCGGCAGCTCTCGGCGGCGCTGGCCGCAGGGTTCAAGCACGACCAGAACGAGGCGCTCGAGTCAATCAACGCCCTGCTGCGCGAGATCGACCGCGAGCCACAGACACCCTCCGGCGCGTTGCCGGAAAGCCCCCGCGCCGTGCCACCTCATCGTGGTTTCCAACACGGCGCGGGGGTAACTTTGAACGAGGACAAGCAATGATTGACCCAGGCGACGAGCACCAGGAGCGCGACATCCTTGAGCGGCTCGACATCTACTGGCCTGGCATGGGCGAGATGGCGAACCTCGAGCGGCGCGAGGCGGCGCGGCACATCCGCGTCCTGCGCGACGAGGTGCGGAAGTTGCGCAACGTCATGCCAGCCCACATCGAGCGCATCCTCTACGAAGGGTCCGGCTGACGATGCTTGCGGGGCGAGGGGAACGGGACGAGGATGTCGTGGACCGCGTACGGGAGAGCGGCACGGACGATCCGCTCACGATTGAACTCATGCAGGAGGTCGTGTACCTGCGGCAGGAGATGGCGAAGCTCATACGCCAGGTGAACCGCCAAGTACTGGCAGCATCCAACCACAGGGTCCGCAATGATTGAATTCGTCGTGCCGGGATTCGCCGCCCCCCAGGGTTCCAAGCGTGCGGTCAAGCTCAGGAACGGGCGGGTCGTGCTGCTCGAGTCGAGCGCCAAGGTCAAGCCCTACCGAGCGGTGTTCGCGCTGGTGGCACGCGAGGCGTGGACCGAGCCGCCGGCGACCGGAGCGGTGGCGGTTGAGCTGTGCTTCCGGTTCCCGCGCCCGAAGTCGCACTTCACCTCGCGTGGCCTGCTCAGGCCGGCGCTGCCCTTGGCACCCACGCGGCCGGACCTGGACAAGCTTTGCAGAGCTGCCTTGGACGCGATGACCGGGGTCGTGTACGTGGATGACGGCCAGGTCGCGATGATCGCCGCCAGCAAGGAATGGGGCGAAACCGCCGAAACGCTGGTGAAAGTGTGGGCTTGACGCCGATGTAGTGGGGCGTATACTGATCCTGTCGGTGGCGCGTTGCCGCCGGCCGAGCGCGGCGACCCGCGCAAGCGAAGGAGATTCACATGAGTGCATTGGCACGCTTGGATGACGAGAAGCGCGAGCTGCTCGCACGGACGCTCTGCAACGGCGCGAGCCGGGATGAGCTCGACCTGTTCTTCAACATCTGCGAGCGCACCGGGCTCGACCCGTTCGCACGGCAGATCTACGCCGTGCGCCGCTACGACCGCAAGGCAGGCCGCGAGGTCATGCAGACCCAGGTCAGCATCGACGGCTTCCGCTTGGTCGCGCAGCGCAGCGGCGAGTACGCCGGGCAGACGGCCGTCGCGTACTGCGGCACGGATGGGCGCTGGGTGGACGTGTGGCTGAACGAGGAGCCGCCGGCGGCCGCCCGCGTGGGCGTGTACCGCAAGGGCTTCGTGGAGGCCGTGGTTGCCACGGCCCTGTTCCGCGAGTACGCGCAGCGGTCGAAGGATGGCTACCTCACCGGGATGTGGGGCAAGATGCCCACGGTGATGATCGCCAAGTGCGCCGAGGCACTCGCCCTCCGCAAGGCGTTCCCCGCCGAGCTGTCCGGTTTGTATACGCCCGAGGAGATGGCTCAGGCTGACAACCCGCCGGCCGCCGCGCCCATCGCCGCGCTGCCCGCCCCGGAGGTCGTGGAAGCCACCACGATGCCTCAGGACGCGCCCGTGGCCGTGGAGGCCCCCAAGCCCGTCCGCAAGCGCAAGGCCGCTCCTGAGGCATCTGCGCCCGTTCCGGCCCCGGCACCCAAGCCCGCCGAGCAGGGTGAGCCGTCCGATGTATACCCCGACGAGTACGAGGGCAACTTCGCCGTCGTGCGGGTCGTGCGCCGCAAGGACCGCCCCATCGCCATCGCGGTCGCAGGGGAGCACGGCAACGCCTGGCTCGCCACCACGGTCGCGGAGTACGGGCAGCTCGCGGACAAGTCGACCGAGATGCGGCTCGACATCGCCCGGGTCGGGAACGCCCTGACGATCATGCGCGTCCTGTCGTCCACCGAGCGCAAGCCCGCGCCGGCCCCCGCCGATGACGACCTGTCCATGCCCTTCTGACCGAAAGGACCAACCATGTCACTTTACGCAATCCAGAACGAGATCAGCGACATCATCGACGCCCTGCTCGAGGGCGGGCAGACGGAGGCAGACGCGAACGCGGCGCTCGAGGAGCACCTCGCCGGCCTCGACGCGGCGCTCGATGACAAAGCCGAGGGCTACGCCAGCGTCATCCAGGAGCTCGCGCTCCGCGCCAAGGCACGCAAGGACGAGGCCGCCCGCATCCGCGCCCTGGCCGAGGCCGACGAGGCCGTGGCCGACCGCCTCAAGAAGCGGCTCAAGGAGGCGATGGAGGCCACTGGCAAGACCAAGATCGACGGCCTGAAGTTCAAGCTGTCGGTGGCCGCCAACGGCGGGAAGCAGCCGCTCGTCATCGAAACCCCGGTCGATGATCTGCCGTCCGAGTTCAGGGTCGTGCGCCACGAGCCGAACAAGGACGCGATCCGCGCCGCGCTCGAGGCCGGCACGGCAGTCCCCGGCTGCACCCTGCTCCCGCGAGGCACAAGCCTGCGGATACGCTAGGGAACCTTCTTCTCTCGCTTGCCCCGGCGGCGTGCAGGACGCACTCACCGCCGGGGCTTTTCATTTCACTTCGACTTGAACATGTCCATCAGCTTGCCGATGGGCAGGACGTTCCCGACGAGGTAGCCCGCGAGGGCCAGCATGACGCCGAACCAGACCGATCCGAGGAACTCACTCATGTCGTGCCTTTCTGTTTGCGGCGCTTGGCCGCGTTTCGGAACGCTGCATCGAACTCACTGTCCTGTGCGCGCATTGCAGCTATTAGCTCGCGGTCGCCTTCCGGCCGCGATTCATCGAGCATATCCACGGCCAGCTCGGCCTGCGACACCTTCTTCCGGGGCAGCCACCCGATGGCGATTCGCAGAAAACTGAAAAACCCGCTCTGCCACCCAACGAACGCCACCGCCACCACCGCCAGCGCGATCCCCCACCAGTGCAGCGTGGAGAGCCACGCCGGCACCCTGGCCTCGACGTGAGGGATGTCGGCCTGGATGGCGTCCGCGTGCCCCAGGATGCGCGTGGCGCCGTCCACAACCACCGGGTCGCCTGCGGCCTTGCCGTGGTCCACGAGCGCCTGCGCCTCGCCACGGATGGCCGTGGCGTTGTTGGCGATCCTGGCGACCGGGTTGCAGCCGGCCAGGAGCAGGACGAGGATCAGCCCTGCTCGACGATCCACAGGCATGTCGCCTCGTCGAGCACCGCGTCATCCGCCGGCTTCGGCGGGATGAATGCGTCCCTCTGCGCGTCATACGAATAGTTGATACCCGCGTAATTGAACCGCAGCGCCTTCGACTGGTCGGCGCTCGGCTCGCCCGCGTGCGGGTCGTAGTGGACGCCGCCGCGGGTGTTGTAGCTCGTCTGCACCCACGTACCAGGCATGGTCGCGATGAAATCTGCCTCCGCGACGATGACCTGCGTGACGATGCCGTCCTTGACCTTTGCGTAGTGCGCCATGATTACGCTCCCACCGTGAACGTGCCGCTCGTCGTGAACGTGTGGATCGTGTACCCGCCGACCTGCGTGATCGTCCCGCCCGTGGCACGCGGCGTTCCGAGGTAGCGGACGATGACGATGCCGGAACCTCCATTGCGTCCAGCCGTCGAGAAACTCGGTGCATTTTCCTCGGTTGCCCCGCCGCCGCCCCCGCCGCCCGTACCGGAAGTTCCGGTTGTCGAATCGACGGTGTTTCCTCCTCCCGTGCCGCCGCCGCCAAGCCCGCCGGAACCGCCAGGAGATCGCGTGCCGGCGCTGGTGTTTGAGTGCCCGCCGCCGCCGCCTCCTGCATAATCGGTCGCAACGCCGCTGATCGAGCTGGATGAGCCGTTTCCTCCAGCCCCGCCGGAGGTCTGCGTCACCCCTGCCGACCCGACCGCAGACGCGCCGCCGCCGCCGCCTCCGGCGAAGTACACGCCGCTGGCGCTCCTCGTCCCGGAACCGCCATTCGTTCCCTGGGCCGGACTCGTTGCCGGCGTGTTCCCAGCGCCTCCGGCAGAAGTAAATCCGGAACTCGCGGATGCACCGCCGCCACCGGAACCTCCGTCGAATGGCCTGCCTGCGGTCGTGTGGTTCTGTGCGCCGCCGCCTCCACCTGCCGAGGTGATCGACAGGAACGAGGAATCAGTCCCGCTTGCTCCGCGTGCAACTGTTGATCCTGCCCCACCTCCTCCGACAACGACCGGATACGACTGCCCGCTCAGGAGCACGGATGGGGTGCCGCCGACGTTGGTGCGGAAGCCGCCGCCCCCGCCGCCGCCGCCTGAATACGAACCGATGCCGCCGCCTCCGCCGCCGCCGGCAACCACGAGGTGCTCGACCTCGAGCGGGAATGCCACGAGGCCGACGTTCTGCACGACCGTCGATGCCCTCATCGGGCGGCGCATCCTGCCGAGGTTGCTTCGCATGTCAGCCTCCTCAGATGAACGAGTAGAAGCAGCCCATCGTCCCGGTCGATGACTCGAACTGGAGCGTGACGTACTGGTAGCCGATCAGGTCGAGCACCGCAGCCGCAGGCGGCGTGCCGGAAGCGGCAGCCGTTCCCGGGCTGTACAGGTTCACCGTGGGAACGCCCGTGCCGACCGTGATCGCGTGGAAGAAGTGCTGCGTGGTCCCGTTCACCGACAGGCTCGGGATGCTGCCTCCGGTCGCGTTATACGCGCAGGCCAGATCCGCAAGCAGCGTGGGGACGTAGATCGGGGTGCTGTTCGTCTGCACGTAGGTCGCCCAGCCGATCACGCGCACGCCGGGCGTGGTCGCATTGTTGGCGCTGTGGAACGGGACCAGGCGCATCAGGCTCTGCGTGTTCCCGCTCGCCATCGGGACCATGAACGTCTGGCTGGTCGTGGTCGGGAGCGTGGCGGTCGGGACGGCAACGTCGTACGTGCCGCTCGAGGCGGTGATGAGCCCGCTCGTGAGGAAGTTCGGTCGGTCGGTCGCGATGACGATGTCGGTTGCCATTGGTGGTTCCTTAGGTGACGGCGCGGATGATGTACGTGGACACGAGGCTCATGCCTGCGCCGATTGCGGCGGCCCAGCCGAGCATGTAGCCGCGTGACTGCTCGAGCGAGCGGAGCCTGTGATCGTGTTCCTTGATCTGCTCGCTCTGGTTGTGCTGCATGACAAGCAAGGAATCGACCTTGCCCTCGAGGCGGCCGATGGCGAGGAACAGCTCGTCGTGGCGTTCGGCGCTCATTCGGAGCCTCGCGCTTCCTGGATGACCGAACGCAGGTATGCGTCGAGATCCTGGCCGGACATGCCACCGACCGTTGCCGGGTTGACGGCGACGATGGTGCCGTCGATCTTGTATACGCCTTCGGATATCTGCTGCGCTTCCATGTTCATCCCATCGAAAAGAGCGTGAATGTACGCGATGAGCCGAGCCGGTTCTTGATCCTGATGAGGTTGCTGTCGATCCACACGTTCAGGTCGGTGTCCACGTCAGGGTTCGTCGTGTTTGCGAACGACACGTTCGTGCCGGCCGAAATCGACGTGATGGTGTTCGTCCCTTGCGAGAACAGGAAGTTCGTGGTGCCATCGAAGCTGCTGTTGATGAACCGCAGGCTGCTTCCGGTGCCGAGGTATCCCTTCTGCGGGAACGAATACTCCGCATCGTCTGCAACGATCACGGCCTGCACCGAGTACATGCCGCCGTCAGACGAATCAATGGGAGCAATGTCACCGATCCGCGGAACGAACGCGGTTGTCGTTGCGCGCAACTGGCTGTCTGCCAGGCCAATGTTGACGTTCCCGAACTCGACGATGTTGGCCGGGTAGTAGGTCGTCGGAGAACTGGTGTTGATGAGGTGGCGCACAGCTGACCCGGACCAGTTCACGTTCCCGGTCGCGACGATGAAGTTCTTGTCGTACGTCCCGCTCGACGAATTCGCCATGAAGCTGCGCGTCATCTTGCTCGCGTGGTTGTCGCAGATCGTCAGGTACATCTCGCCCTGACCGGCACCTCGCAGCGAGATGTTGGCGAAGTCCTGCACCGCGCCGCCGCACACACGGTTGTCCTTGAGCGACTGGAACACGGGGAACGCGCTCGATGCCGACTCGCCCATTGTGAGCATGTTGAGCAGCACGCCGGTCGCCTCCGGCACGTTGTTGAACGCGACGTTCCCGATTGCCGTGACGCTGCGCGGGCGAGAGTGCGCCGAACCAGGATACAAGCCAACGCATCCATTTCCGACCGCGCCAAGCGTGCCGTCCGCATTGAACGGGTTGAGGTTTCCTGGAGCGACGTCGAAATGCCAGACGTTGTGGCTGACGTCTCCGGCAGCGATCTGGCAGTTGATGATCCCGCCGCTGTCCCCGGTGATCGGGAGCATCGCGAACTTGATCGTGTTGTTGATGATGACCGACTCGTCGTTCTGCACCTTGATCGAACGGCCCTTGCAGTTGACGAACGAGTTGTTGCTGATCGTCGCCATCGCCGGGATGTACGTTGTCCCGGTCGTGTTGCCGCCGAACACCGCCAGCCCGTCGCAGTCAAAGTTGGTCGCGCTCGATGTCGTTTCGCTGTTCTTGATCTCACTGAACAGGCACCCGCTGACGTTCACGTTCTGCGGGTAGTAACCGGACAATCCTGCGATCCCGATGCCGCTGGTCCCTGCGACTCCAGAAACGCCCGCACCGAGCTCTCGGCTGTGGTCGGCGGCGATGCAGTTCGTGACGTTCACGAACCTGTAACCGCCGAAGAACTGTGCGCCGGAATTTCCTGCATATCCGCCGGTGCCGCCGACCAGCGCCCACGAGTTGATAAACGAGCATTCGTTCACCGACACGTCGTTCGTGCCCTGCGCTGAAGTCTCGTCCACCCGGATGCACACGTTGCACTTCAGGTTCGCGTCGAACGTGATGCCTTCCATCGCGAAATCATGCCCTTGCGTGGACAGGTACATCATGTGCGAGCGGTGCGACGAGGACGTGCACTTGATGGTCGCGGAATCCCCGACCATCCGCAGGCTCCCGGTGAGCGTCAGCAGGATCTGCCGCTCGCTGGTTCCGCTGGCCGATGACATGGCGTAGGTGCCCGGCGGGAAGAACAAAGTCTTGCCCATCGCGGCCTGCATCGCGTTTTCGATGGCGGCACGGTCATCGGTCACGCCGTCGCCCTTGGCGCCGTATCCGGTGACGCTGACCACGGGTCCGAGGACGTCACGGAGGATCTGCCCGTTGTGCGTGATCTGCTCGGTTGTCGGTCGGGTCATGGTCATGGTCAGGCCCACACTCTCGCTGGATGCTGCGGCTTGGGGATCAGGACGGGCGCAAGCGCATCCGCCTGGTCGGCGGTCAGCGCATGGCGCATTCTCAGGTTGGCGTGCCAGCCGGGGAGCGGCACGGGGATGGGGTTGCCGTCCTCGTCCACATCCGGTCCCGGCACCCAGATCGTGCCGATGGGGTCAAAGGACGACTCCTCGGCCGGCAGCAGGCCGATGCCTGCCGCCGCCATCGCGTCGTGGACGTGCGCCTCGTCCTCGCCCTTGAGCCAGTAGTCGTGGAAGACGGTCATGTGGTGATCGTCTGAAGGTTCGCGTCGGTCAGGGTGCCGCTGTAGAAGGCGACGTACCTGATGACGCAATTGCTGTACTGCGAATACCCAGCCGTCGAGCTCGTCGCCTCCGCGCCGAAGGTGACGTAGTCGATGTTGCCGAAGGTCGTGATGTTGTTCGTCCCGGTCTGCACGGTGCCGCCGTTGATGCAGAAGCGTGAGTTCGTGCCGTTCCAGTAGTGGACGGCCTTCTGCACCCCGGTGCCGATGGTGCCCGTGGCGGTGTTGCCGCTCGACCAGAACGCCCGTGCCGCAGTCGTGCTGCTGGCCTGAATGCCGAGTTGCTCGTTTGCCACGTCATCCGTGGAGAGAAGCGTCCCAGCCTGACCCGGCGGGTAGAAGTGGATGACGAGGGCACCGGGGTCGCCCCACGAGGTGATGGCCGAGTCGAGGACGTGCGCGAGGTCGGCGCTGCGGGTGACGGTGCCAGTCCCGGTGTTGTCGATGTATGCGGTGGCGTTGCTGCCTGCCTCGAACTGCGCCCCCCAAACCAGAACTCCGTTCGGAGAAGTACCTGCCTGCGACGAACGCCCGGTCGCATTCGTCGTTGAAGGCAGCACGAATGGGTAGTTTGTCTCAACGGCTGAAGTGGTCCGCGTTACCACGCATCGATACCACCCATTGCCAACGCTCGTAATGCTGCTTGAAGCAAGGGTTCCAACGGTGTTCCCCATCGTGCCGTTAGCCAAGTCGAAGTACCTGCCATGTTCGGCACCTCCCGTAATGGTGACATACACAAAGTCCACACCATCCGCCTTGGCGTACACGCTGAACGTGTATGTGCCGGTTGCCAACGAGCTTTCCGTGTAGTACCAAGCGGAGTTGGCCGTGATACTTGATCCACTCAACTTGCTGGCCGACTCTGACGCTCCATCAGGACAAGTGATGGAAGAAACAGTCGTTCTTGTAAGTTGTCCACCGTTTGCCCAGTTGGTCAGGAGTTCTGAGTTTGGAGCACGCTGCGTCCTCGACTCCTCCACCAGCAGTCCGAGCCGGCTGCCGCTGCTGTTGTGGGTCAGGCGGGCGACGTCCGTGGACGCCGACGCGATGTAGCCCGAGGAGTCAACGTAGGTGCCGCTGCTGGCGCGGGTGAGCGTGTAGCCCGAAGGGGTGCCCGTGGACCAATCAATGCTCCATGCTGGCGTAGGGCCACCTCCGCTCGGCGGTGCCTTGGCGAAGAAACTCTTGGTCGCGGCGAACATGGTCAGGGCGTGAAGTTCTGGATGAACGATCCGTACCAGTTCGTCCCGTCCGCGAAGAACGAGATGACGTCCAGACGACCGAGCGTGGCCGTGATCGTCGGCGCCGTGCCGCCGGACCACTTGACGCCAGTGAATGTCGCCGTGGTCGTGCTGCCTGACGCAGGCTGCTTCACAAAGAATACGAACGACTTGCCTGCCGTCGCGGTCGGCATCGTGAACGTCGCCGCCGTGGCCGACGTCAGGGTCGCCGTCTGCACCGTGCCGTTCGCCAGGTCGAACGTGTGGGTCGCGCCGACCGTTCCGATGGCGACCACGCCCTCGGTGTAGTTCTTGAACGACGTATTGCCCTGCATCGACACATCCGCTCCGGACATGCTCATCGCAGTCGCGGAGCTCGACTTGATGTCGTTGCCTGTCACGGTCAGGTCGCCCGCCACCGTGACGTCCGCGCCTGAGAGCGTCAGCGCCGTAGCCGTGCTGGACTTGATGTCGTTGCCCGTGACCGTCAGGTCGCCCGCGATGGCAACATCCGTGCTCGAGAGCGTGATGGCCGTTGCCGTGCTCGACTTGATGTCGTTCCCGGTGACGGTGATGTCCCCGGTCACGGTCACGTCGCCGCCAGAAGTCCAGGACGGCCCGCCGGTCGTGAGCATGGCAGGTGCCACCACGCCGTTGGCGATGGTCGTGCTGGTGCCGCCCGCAGACTTGGTGACGTTCCCGGTGAATGCCGAGGTCTGAAGCCCGCCGCTCCCGGTGAACTCGATCCCGCCACCGACCGTCAGCTCCTCGACGTCGCCTGCGCCGGCCGTGTCGCGCCCGAGCAGCCTGTCCGTCGCGGACACGTTCTGCATCTTGGCGTAGGTCACGACGTCATTGTCGATGGTCCAGACCGTGCCGCTCGAAGACACCGTGATGTCGCCGTAATCGGCGTCCGCGATGGATGCCGTGGCTGTGGACCACGAACCGTCTCCGCGCAGGAAATTGCCGCTGCCTGGCGTCCCGGTCGCGCTGATCTTGGCGACCGTCACCACGCCGTTGTCGATGGTCCAGGTCGCACCGGAACTGCTGACAGTGATGTCGCCCTTGTCGCCGTCCGTCAGCGCAGGCACCGCCTGCCACGACCCATCGCCACGCAGGAAGTTGCCGCTGCCCGGAGTGCCCGTGGCGCTGATCTTCGCCATCGTGACGGCGCCGTTCGCGATGGTGGTCGCCGTTCCGCCTGCGGCCTTCGTGACGTCGCCCGTGAAGGCGCTCGTCTGGATGCCACCCGAGCCAGTGAACTCCACGCCGCCGCCGACCGTGAGCTGCTCGACGTCGCCCGTCAGCAGGCTGTCGCGGCCGAGAAGGCGGTCGGTCGCGATCTGCTGCATCTTGGCGAAGGTGACGGCGTTCGCCGCCACGGTCGCAGGAACCGTGCCCGTCCCGGACCCGGTCACGTCCCCGGTCAGCGTCACGATGCCGACGCCGTTGGAGCCGCTGCCGATCAGGAAGTTCACGAACTCGATGTTGTTCGTCCCAGCCACGGGCGCCTGGTTGAACGTGAGCGTCGTGCCGGCGATGGTGTACGTGTTGCGCTGCTGGTACACGCCGCCGATGAATACCTGCGCCGAGTTGCCTGCGCCGCCCGGGTCGCTCGCCAGCGTGAACACCGTCTGCGAACCCGTGCCGCTGAAGACCTGTCGGGTGATCGAGGTCGGGGCCGCGCTCGAGCTCGCGGCCTGTACGGTCGGGATGCCGTTGGCGTCAAAGGCCAGGAACGTGTTGGCACGCACCGAGGCGGCCGGGAGCTCCATGTCCGGGCTGCCGTCAGAGATGGGCGCCTTGATCGACCGAGACACCTCGCCGGCCATCTGCTGGATCTGGATGGTCGCACGGTCGAACGAGTCCGTGATGACCTCCGGGTAGAACCCGCCTTGGTTGGTCAGGTCGGTCGGCTGTAGGTTGGCGATGTCCGAGGTGATCGTCAGCGTGAACCCGGTCGCCAGCGGCCCGGCGACCAGCGTGACCGTCCCGCCCGGGTTCGAGTCCTGGTCGATGTTCAGCGCGACCGTGTAGTCGGTCGTGAGGACGAGCGTGGTTTCCACGCCCGTGGATGTCGCCAGCCGGATCACGTCCAGGTCGCCTGCGGCGAAGACCTTGAACGTGAACGGGAAGGCCGAGGCGGTTCCGTTGCCAACGAACGGGCCGGCGATTCTCGTCGTGCTGCTGATGGTCAT